ACCCGGACTTGATGCCGTACCGGTACATGCGTGAGATCAGTTGATCCCACGACTTCAGCTTGCAAGATGCTCGCCTGTCAGTTGGCAGGGCGGGCAGGGTCACGTGACGACGCATCAGTCCTCCTCAGAACTCTGGTCCGTCGTAGGACTGCCAGTGATCGCAGTCCTCTCGGTACTTATCGGTTTCTTCCCAGTTGTGAACCACGATCCAGTCGGATCCGTAGTCGCCGGGCAGGCATCGGCATGCCGGGCTGCAGTAGTGGATTCGCTTCTTATCGTCCATGTGCCATCGCCCGACTCGAACGGGCAACCCACCGGCTGGGGGATGGCGAATCTTGGGGTGCACGAACCTGCGCATAGACAGGTGTGCACGTTCACGCACTTCACCCCGATCGCAACGCGGGGCCAGGCTGGTTACCGGGGGTGACTCGCAAGTCCCTGCGCTCAACCCTCGTGTGGTCCGCCGCTGCATAGGACTGTGGTCAGCGGTTCCCGTATCAAACCTTGCGAGTCGTGCCGTGGTCGGTGTCCCTGTCGCCGCCCTGTCGCCGCCGCCCTTTGCCTAGGCAGTCGCGGTGTGGGGTCGGTGTGGGGTAGCAGCACCCGTCACACGATCTCGCCGTATCCCTGTTGAGTTGTGAACCTCCACGGCCGCTCGGTCCGGTCCTGCTCCGAAGGCCCGGTACCGCGTATCTCGGTACCTGATGACACTAGTGTGCAGGCTCTTCTGCACGATGTCAAGTGTCTTGGTACTTGATGTTTTGGCGGCCCCATGCGGTGAAGGGCTGGTCTACCCAAGTTCCACGCCTGTAGTTTGTGCAGATGATCTGCACACGCCTGGTTGCGGATGACCCGCACCCCGCCGCAAGGTTGGTCCTGTGAGCGAGCTCAGCAACTACCTGCAAGAGGCGAGGGGCGATCTTTCCATTGATCAGGTCGTTGAGCACGCTGCGCGGAGGGGACACAAGATCAGTCGGATCACTGTCGACCGCCTCACGTCAGGACGGCACGGGCCACGGCCATCGGAAGCCAGCTTGGCGGCGATGGCGGCGGCACTCGATCTGGATCTACGGCACCTGCGGGAACTGGCCGGCAGGCCGGGCGGAGAGCTTGGCCCATACGTTCCCACTCCGGCAGCAGGTTCGCTCACGAAGCGTCAACGCGACGCACTAGATGCACTGATCGTGACGATGGTGGAAGGAGGTACCGGGGATGTTGGCAACACTCGCCAGAAGATGAGCGGCGGGGCCACGCTAAGTGTGGTCCCGGATGAGGGGGAGCGTACGGCCCCCAACATCCACGAAGAGCGGAAAGCAGCATCGCGTCCGTCGGAGGAGCTACGGCGGCAGCGCGAACAGCTAGACCAAGACTGAAACTTGTCAGACCATGCCCCCACACTGGGCGCATGCAGCACGGACCCTGGCGGGCACTACGAGACCTACCGCACATCGATGTGCAGTGGACCCGCGACGACCATCAACTAGCCGGCGCGGACTCGTGGTGGCTGCCAGACCAGTCAACGATCCTGATGGACGCCCGTCTACCACGGCAGGCGGACCGGCGGTGCGCGCTCGCGCACGAGCTGGCACACATCTACCTCGGGGATGACCCGACCGTCGATGGTCTGCCGGACTGGCAGGAACGACGGGCAGACCTACACGCGGCCCGGTGGCTCATCCACATAGACGCATTACTAGATGCGTTCAAGTGGACCGGAAACCTGTTCGAGGTTGCCGACGAGTGTTGGGTGACGATTGACCTGCTACGGGTGCGGCTAGATCATCTGCACCCGTCTGAGCGGCACTACCTGCGCCGCCACCTAGAGGAGGAGCGAGTATGAAGAAGATCGCCTTGGCTGCGGCTGCCGCGGTCCTGCTGGCTGGGTGTACCGGCCAGGCACCAACCGCAGAGACGGAGATCTCGCAGCAACCATCCCCGTCGGCCAGTACTACACAGCCGGTGGACTTGTCGACGTGGCCAACAGTCCCCAGCAATGCGCCACAGACAGGCATCCCTCGTGCCGTCAGCTACGACTCACTAGAAGATTTGAAGGAAGCCATCATCGACACCGGATACGACTGTAGCGGCTGGGAACAAGACGATGTGGTGGATCTGGCAGCCGAGTCGGGGCACTGCTCAGGGGGCGACGTTGTCATGATCTTCGCAACCTTCTCAGCACAGGATGAGCAGCTTCAGTTCTACAAGCGTTGGGCTAGCACAACGGGCGAGATCTCGTACTCACTGGTCGGGCCGAACTGGGTCGTTCATCACAGCTATCAGTCTTCACTCGACATCATCCGGCAGGGCATTGGTGGCAGGATCGAGGTACACAAGCCGTGAACGCGACCGATCAGAGGATCCTGGAAACAGCCCTGTGGCCCCGTAACGACCGCTACAGGGTGTCCGCCGAACTCGGCCTAGGCATCGTCGGCTATCACCAACGCCTCGTCCAACTCATGAACGACCCGGTGGCCGAGAAGGAACAGCCCGCACGCATCCACCAGCTACAGCGGATCCGTGACCAACGGCGAGCGCGGCGGTGACAGTCCAAGACCTGTGGCTGCTGAAAGACGGCACCCCATCGAAACGGCACGGAAAAGGGGCACGGTACCGGGCACGGTGGTTGGGCGAAACCCGGGCCTTCCGAACCCTCGCCGCCGCTGAGGACTGGCTGGCCGGACAGTCAGACAGCATCGGCCGACCCAACGCGACCGTCGATCAGCTCCTGGACCGATGGAAAGCGGGCAAAGCTGCCCTGTCCGAACGGGGACGTGAAGCAGTCAACCATGCCGCCCTCGTCGTGTCCGTCCGATGGGGAAGCATGGCTGCTGTCGATGTGGCCCGGCAGGACATACAGGAATGGGTGGCGTCCCTGACCGTGCAGCGCCGCCACAAAGGCGCAGAGCCCACCACTGAACCCGCATCGGCGTCACTCCGCCACAAAGCCCTACAGGCCCTGTCAGGCGCTCTCAACGTAGGTGTGGAGTTGCAAGCGATCGAGTCGAACCCGGCCCTAGGAGTGAAGGTGCCGAAACAAGTCCTACGGGACCAAGTCATCCTGTCCGCTGGCCAGCTACAGACGCTTGCCACGAAAGCCGGTCACTACCGGCCGTTGATCCTGACACTCGGCACGACCGGGCTGCGGATCGGGGAAGCGTTGCAGCTTACCCCTGACGATGTAGACCGGACCCGTCGCCGGATCCGTGTCGCAGCAGCCGCCACGAAATCGCGCCGGTTTCGTGAAGTCCCGGTCCCCAAGTCGGTTCTCGAACTACTCCCGGCCAGCGGTGAACGAGTGTTCCTGTCAGAACGTGGCGCGCCGATCCTGATCGACAACTTTCGGGCAAGGGTGTGGCGGACCATCGCACCCGAAGGGCTGAGGATCCATGACCTGCGGCACACAGCGGCGTCGCTGGCGATCGCATCGGGGGCGGATGTGAAAGCGGTCCAACGTATGCTGGGTCACGCGTCGGCGGCGATGACTTTGGACCGGTACGGGCACCTGTGGGATCAGGGTTTGGATGATGTTGCGGCCCGGATGGACAAAATGTTGTAGTGTACCGATGTGCCTGTGACTACGGTCGATAGGTGCTTTGGGAGCAGGAGATCGCAGGTTCGAGTCCTGTCGCCCCGACCACGGGAAACCGGCCCTGACTAGGCGTGATGCCAGTCAGGGCCGGTTCAGTTTCGTCGAGAATAGAACACTTGTGCGACGGTTCGGGTGTACTGTTTTGTACTGCAGTACAGGGGCATCTAGGGCTCACCGGTACGGGGCGGTGAAATGACAAAACGTGCCCCGATCCGAAGATCGGGGCACGAGTCGTGTCAGAGTCAGTTGGCGGTCGGCCGGTACGCGACACCCAAGCCGCCAGCGATCACACCGAACACAGCCGTCAGGACGCCGCCAGACGCGACCACACGGGTAGCGAGATCATCGTCCAGCCAGATAGGTGCGAGGCCCGTAGCAAGCAGCACAAGCGCGCTCGCGGACAGCAGGACGAAGTAGGCGACCGTCCGTACGATCGCCGGGACAGCCGGGGTGGGAAGGTCAGTAGTGTCACTCATAGGTCATGCCTCCTGGTTGACATTGAGGGTGATGTCAGCCGATTCGATCCGGGCGTCAAGGGCTGCCTTCGCTCCCGCTTCGGCGGCAGCGGCGATCTCATCCGCGGATAGCGTCTTCTTGGCGAGGGCGTCAAGCAGCGCACCCTGCTTCGCCAGCGTCGCCCGGTCCTTGTCCTGATTGTTGATGATCACCGTGATTGCGTTCGACAGGTACCAAGTCGGGTTGCTGTCCTTGTTCTTGTAGTTGTCCGGCGCGGGAACCACGTCACCCACGTACTTCTTGATGATCTTCTCCAGGTCGGCTTCAGTAGCCATGTCAAACCAGTCCTTAGTAGAGGGTTTCGTTCCCGCGTTCGCGCCGGGAGATTTCACCATTGCCATCACGTCACGCCGGAACGCGCCCATGTCGATGCCGGGGTCGTCCCACGAGCGGTCATATGCGACTTCGCCGTGGCCGTGAGTTTCCTGCCCAGTCCAGCCGTGGAGACGGGCGATAGCTGCCGCCCAGATGACGGCGGACTTGCGCTGTGCCGGGGTGACCTTCGCGCCGGACGCTGCGATCATCTCCACACCGTAGGCGTAGAGGCTCCACTTCGTCAGGGAGCCGCGGTAGTTCGCGTTGCCAGACAGGGGGAACGAAGCGTTCAGCGCCGCATCCATCGCCTTCGCGCCATAGTACAGACAATGATTCGCGTTGCCCTGCGCGTTCAGCCACAGGGTGCCATCCGGGGCCGCCACGGCGTTAGCCTTCACGGGCACCGACGGGTCGCCGTTGATGATGTCCCGAATGTACTGCTCTTCGGTACGCGAGCCGAGACCGCCCGCCGTGATGTGAATTGTGATTCCGTGCGGATTGAAGTCTCCGGGCCTGTCTGCCTTCTCCGCGCCAGGGAAATTGCCGGATGCGGGAGTGTACCTGATGTCGGTCAAGCCCAGTTTTCGACATTCGGCCTCGATGGCTTTCAGAGTTAGAGGGGTTGCCATCATTGTTCCTAACGGTTACGGATTGCGTCCCATAGGGAACGGTGTTCAATCACAGCGTCATCATCACGCTTACGAATGTCGCGGATATCCTCACGGATCCCGCCGATGTCACGGCGAGTACTGGAGGCCTGATCAACCAACGTCTCAACCTTGCTCGCCAACAGGGCAACAGTGGTAACAAGCGTGTCGATCTTCTCGCCATGCTCATCCAGATCGTCACGCAGATTCGTCTTGTGTGAGTTCTGCACCTGATGCTTGATCGCGGTCAGCTTGGACTGTTGTTCATCGGCGGCACGGCGTGCTGTCTTGCTGTCGAATGCTGCTTTCACGAACACACCGATCAGGCCGAGAACGTTCACGATCAAGGCAACAACGATCGCATCAGAGGGGATAGGCATAGCGGGGGATTCCTAGGTGGAGAAGACACACATGACGACAACGTTTACAGCCCAAGATGAAGGGTCAAACCCGGACGTGGGGGAGGTTCCGCCAGACGCGACAACGGTAAACGTTCCCGATGGGTTCCAGTCGCGGCGATGCTGCATGGGGCAGGTGGCGCGGACACCACCGGTGGTGACATAGCTGTCCGGGCCTGCGTTTCCGGCGATCGTGACACGACCACCGATTGACACCCCGGTGCTGAGCCCGTCGCCGTATACGGTTGCCATGGCGATGCAGGACGTTGCTGTCGCCCATGATGGGACTGTGCAGGTGATCGAGCGGCTAAAGGTGGCGGATCCAGGGTATGTGCCACTGGATCCAAACGTTCTACCTTCGGACCGGGACGACAGAGCGGCAGGGTCCACAATCCCGTTAGCGAGCGTGAGGGTCCCGCCGATAGTGGTCGATCCGTCAATGGTCGCGTTGCCGCTGATGTGGGTTGTGCCGGTGATGTCGAGTGACCCGCCAATCGTCGTGTCACTGTCAATGCCGAGCGTGCCACCCATCGTCGTGTCACCATCGATCGTCGTGTCACCGCTGAAGTGGGCATCCCCCTCAACGTTCAGACCGTGCGTGGTGAACGTTGCACCAAACCGGCCCACCGACGCGGACACGGCTGCAAGGTCACGTTTGATCTTCTGGTACTCCTCAGCAAGACGACGCCAATCGGCGTCATTCCCAGGGATGCGGAGGTCTGAAGGGTTCATCACGTTTCCTTGTACAGAACGGGAAGCAGCGCAGTAGCCTGCCCGGTGTCACTGTCAGGCTGGAGTACCCAACCGATCAGCCGGCCTGTGAACGTGTGATCGAGTGCAGGAAGGTCCGGGTTGGTCAGATCTACTGCCACATCGTCCCCGATCGTGACATCACGACCAGGAATGATGTCAAGGTCGGGAAGCGGGATCGACAGACTGTGCGTGTCAGTACCCAACCTCACTTCACCTAGTTTCGCAGTCACATAGTCTGTGATGATCGATTCTGACACTGACCCGGTGTCCGGCTGGTAGCGGTACTCGATCGGCAGATAGCCCGCGTTCAGCAGCGCGTCATCTTGGCGGGTCACGACAACACGGGTCTCGCCTTCATTCGGCGCGACACCCGTAACGATCGTTGCACCGCGACCTTCGCTGTAGTCCTCAACTATCGACCATTCGACCTTGGAGAACGTTTCGGGTTGCTGCCCGACTGCCGCCCGGCCAACACGGTCCGCAACAGTGGGCACGCACACGAGCGCACCCGTACTGTCCCACCGCCAGTCAATGAACCACTCCGGTCCATCGATGACAGCGGAAAGCTCTTGGAGGGCAGACAAACGCGTCTTATCGGCGGCCGCCTCATACTTACGATGCCGCAACCTGCCGGATGCGATCTGTGCCACCTGGCCATGGAACGCCAGAGCGGCAGCGTCCAGACCCAGTGCCCGCGCAATCGTCGTCTGGTCAACACCAGGGCCGGTCGGGTTGCCTTCCCCGTCGTAGGTGCCGAACGTCAAATCAGGGACACGGGTTGTACGCTCCAGCCAGCCCGGAACGTCAGTCAACTCTAGATCGATCGTTGGGCCGGATCCGCGGGTACGGCGGATCACCGTTCCGGCCCATGCGACAGTCTGTTGATCATCGTCGAACATTGCGACGAGACACGTCCGGGCTGGTTCTGTGGCCAACTCCCAACGGTCAGGCAGCCTGTCCTTTATGGGGAGTTGTACCGCGACCTGTCCGCCTGACCTGCCCATGATGGTGGGCAGGGTGGACTGCATGCGGAGGCCGGGCAGTTCTTCGATGGGCAGGCCGGTGGACGGTTCGACGGCCATCCAATGAATCGCGGGCATCAGTTGTACACCGACCAGGTTGGCAGGTACAGCTGAAAGTTCGCCCCCGGTAGGCCACTGCTGTTCGGGCGGATGTTGAAGTCTCCGCCCGGCTTCACGATGCAAGTGTGCGTGGTGCCGGCAGGAGTGTTCCCAACTGTGGCCGTGTAAACCCAATCCCCGGTGGGGCGAAAGAACTCAGGGATGGTTAGTGGGGTCCTCTCGGTGGTGCCAGAGAACCCGGTTGTTGCGAGAACGCCGCGCATCTCGATCTTGCCCCCGGACCCCATGCGTACAGCCGGAGCTGTGCCCGCGGCAGCGAACCCCGAGTTGATCGTGCAGGGAGTCCACTCCAAGGCACCGACCGCGCAAATCCAGCCGCCCCACGTGCCGTCATAGGTCCGCGTCCACGTCTGACCGCGAGTCGAGTGATACTCGGTGTACGTCTGATAGATGAACGAACCACCATCAGATGCGGCCACGTCAAGCTTACCTGCGATCGGGATCTTGTAGATCGGGTTGATCGGGTAGTTGCTGCCCGACTGGGCCTCTGCCGACTGGGATTGCATGTAGGTACCGGGGGTGGTGACCGAGTTCAGATCGACCCCGCCACCCAGTTCCATCGCACCGTACGGAGCTACCCACGTGGTGCCTGACCACACGATGTAACGGCCACTGTCGGTCTCGAACGCGGTTTGTCCAGGGCGAAGCCACGCACCCGACGGTCGGGCACCAGACGTGCACGGAATGGTCGCACCGACTGGTGCAGTCCACTGCCGCAAATCCACCAGGGAAACGGCGGCAGTGCCGGGCGGCACAGTGGCCCGCGCCAGGGGCAACGTCCCGGCTGGCGGCGATGGGATGGCAGGGACAGCGTCAGGTGTGCCCTTCGTGACCACAACCTGCCCGGTACGGACCGCGCCGGACACGTCAGGATCCAACACCTGCAACGAGATCACGTCGATACGTGAATAGGTTCCGTCCCGTGCATCCAGCGTCTTCGCTTCACTGGCTGACAGTACAACTTCGTAGGATCCGTTCGTCCCTACCTGTGGGGTGACAACAGCAGATCCGACACCAACGGTGACGTTCAGTCCGGACACAGTTGTCGCAAGTCCGTGCAGCACACCGGGCCGGGCGCTGAGTGCATCCGTGTCGTGCGCGTACGAACCGGACTGGGCGCGCCGCCACGTCCGAGCGTCGTAGGTGTAGGTGCCGCTCGGATCGTTGATGCCTATCGGCCTGTCGACAGTCATTGAAACTCCTTATGCGGCAGGGACGTAGAAGAGATAGAGCGCGCCAGACCCGGAGTCGGCACGGAACTGGACGGTCGTTTGGCCGGCCAGCAGTTGAGGCCATTCGCGAATGACTGGCGGCCGGGATGCGGTGCCGCCCAGTTTTGAGGAGTGTTCCTGCGGGTTCACCAACAGTTGATCTGCGGCACCCATGTCAAGGTTCCATGCGAGCGTTCGTTGGGCACCGTCTGGTTGCAGGGTGATGATGCGCGGGTTGAGTGCGGGCCCGATGATCACGAAGAACCAGAACCCGCCTCGCGGCGTAGTGAAGGTGATGTCGCCGGATATGGATGTCGCGTCGAACGCGAATGGGAAGCTGAACGGGAACGACAGGCCACCAGACGTGGCTGGCAAACCCGTTGTGAGCTGATGCATTTCGCTCGCTGGGATCGGCGGATACAGCGGCGGCAAAACAGGTGGGGGGCCGCCTCGATACCAGGTCGGATCATCCGCAATCACCGTGCACGACCAGTCAAAGTCACGATCATTGATCGGCGTGATCTGAAGGTCACCATCCCGATACACGGTGATCGTCCGGTCACCGTCAGGCCAATGCACCGTCAACGGGACCGGATCAATCGACACCGCATCCTCAAGCGCCGCGATCTGTTCCCACATCGACCCGAGTTGACCCGGATAGCAGGACCCAGACAGGCCGAACGCCTTACCAGTCTTGAACGCTTTCGTAGACCACAAGCCAGCCGCTTGAACCCGTGGGCCGGACGCACGAATCGCGCCCGGCCCCCCAAACCCGTCAAACGCTGACAGTTGCCAATCAGTTCCGTCAGGTGTGGCAGGGTTGAACTTAAGCCCGTTCAACGTCACAGGAAGCCAGGCCATTACATATACCCCTTGAGACGTTGCCCGGCCGCAATGAATGCGGCATTCGGGTCAGTTTGTGTGAAGTACTGGTTGACAGCACCAATGCCCGGACTGGTTGAGACGCCAGCCTGTGGGTTGGTCATCTGCACTGGCGCATACCGGGTCGGGCCCTGATACACGCCACCATCAGCGAACGCCTGACCTCGACGGGCGGCAGCGTTCATCGCATCGACGGCGGCCGGACCGCCAACCTGGCGGACCCATTCGGGCCGCATGATCGCCTCACCACCGGACAGGGCCAGATTCCCCGCGGTCGCAGACCGGAACAGGTGCACATCCCTGCCAGGCGTGTAGCCGGGCAGCACACCACCAGACGCGTACGGCAAATAGATTTCCTTGCCGCCCAATCGTCCGACATTGGTGTTACCTGTCATCGGATTCATGTGTGGCGTGATGTTGACCGTGATCGACTTCGGCTTCAGGCTGTCCAAAGCCTTCTTGGCTTCCTTGTAGCCACCAGCGATCCACTTAGACACGATCTCGGCACGGGCACCCTCATCCACATCCTCAAGGCCCCGATTGATCTCTTCAATCTGAGCCTTCGTAGGCTTAGAGCCAGGTGCAGAAATCTCCGATGACACTTTGCGAGGAATCAGGTTCATCTCACGGGCAAGCTTCACAGCCTCATCGCGAGGCTTACCCATCGCGACAGCCGTATTCACGTAATCTCGAACCAGATCGTTCTGCGCTTTGGAAACAGTCTCGGCTGTCGCCTTCTGATCCTTCAAATCCTGAATGTGCTTCTTGCCCGTCGCCAACAGGTCATTCAGGGCCCGCTGGTTCTTCCGTCCAGCCTCAGTGGTGATATCGAGAGCCTTGCCAGAGTCGATGTCGGCTTTCGCCATCTTCTTAGCCTGCTCGGCCGACTTGCCCTGATCCTTGTACTTCTTGATCAGCTCGTCCCGATATTCCTTGATCGACTGCTGTGCATCATCCAACGACTGCTGGTAGTCGATCTCACTGTTCGATGCCGCAAGAGCCGCCTCGGCCTGCTCTTCCATCGCCTGGGTGTATGCCTCAAGCGCCTGCGCCGCGTCACGGCTGGACGATGAGACCCGCTCGACAGCGGAGGCGACATCCTTGTTTCCAGCGGCAGCCTTCTTCACTGCCTCAGGGACTTCGCCGCCCATCCACTTCGCGTAGTCCTCAACCGTCAGCTTCGACGCATCGAAGCTTTGATCGGTCGCAGAGATCTGGTTAGCGACCTCCTGGAGACGCTTCTTGTACTCCGGGAACGTCGCCAACAGTTGCTCGTTCGAAACCCCAGCATCCGCAGCAGACTTCTGAATCTCCTTGAACGCCTCAGCCGCTTGGCTCGCATCCATCTGAGACAGGGCCTGGTCCATCGCCTCAAACTGCCGTTGCACCTGACGCTGCGATGTGGACAGACCGCCCAACGCATCACCCATCGCGGAGATCGTGTTGTTGACCGGGTTCATGTTCTCTTTGAGCTGCTTGAACGCCGTCGACAGATCCTTGACCGACGTTCCCGCTTCGCCCTCAACACCGGCATCGAGCAGACGGTTCATCGCATCCGCTGCGCCGTCGCCACCCTTCGCAAGACCGATAAGGGCAGACGTGTACTCTTCCGCAGCGGCAGTCTGGCCCTGCATGAACCCTGTCGTCTTCACGACAGCGATGCCGGCCATCGCGACCGCAAGAGCACCGCCAGCAACAGCGGCCTTCTTCCAGCCGCCCTCGATCTTCGGGATCTGTGCCAGGTGCTGCGCGATAGGGCTGGCGACTTGACGGAACGATGACGCCATGTCACGGACCGACGCGACCATCTTCAACCCGGCACCCGCGGCGAGAAGGATCCCGCCCGAGATACCGATGAACGCGGTAGCGGCAGACACCACAGCCGGATCCAGCTTGTTCAGCCAGTCCACCGCCGCTTCGGCTGTCTGCACGAACCCGCGCAGCAAACCGCCCGACCCGGAACCGCCACTGATCAACAGTGTGTCAAGGGAGCCTCGCAGCTTCTCAATGTCGCCGTTCAGGTTGTCCTGCAAGGTCGCGGCAGTCTTCGCGGCATAGCCAGATTCGTTGACCTCGTCCGTCCACTTGGCGATACCCTCAGCGCCCTCGTCGTACAGGATCGAAGCTGCCCGGATTGCATCCGTACCGAAGATCGTGGCCAGCGTGGACTGGCGCTGCTCATCGGTCATGTCCTTCATGCCGTCACGAAGCTGGCCGGCGAGCGCGGTCAAACCAACAAACTTGCCTTGCGCGTCATAGGCGTTGACGCCAGCATCCTTCAGTGCAGCAGCAGCGGCGTCAGACGGCCGCGCCAACGCAAGAAGCATCGTCTTCATGGACGTGCCAGCGTCAGAGCCGAGCAGACCGGCAGATGCGAACGCCGCCAGCCCGCCCGTCGTTTCCTCAATAGTGAGGCCGAACTGGGAAGCAACCAGGCCGCCCTGCTTCAAAGCCTGCGCAATGTCTTCAACGCCACCCTGGGCCTTGCCGGCCGCAGCAGCGAGGAGATCCGCTACGTGCGGAACATCAGCACCCTTGAGCTTGAACTGCGTCAGCGCGGTAGCAGCGATCTCCGCTGCGTCACCGACAGCGATCTCACCGGCCGCCGCAAGGTCAAGGGCACCCTTCAATCCGCCCTGCAACGTGTCCTGTGCGGACACGCCAGCCTTCAACAACTCCGTGATGCCATCCGCAGCCTCACCGGCACTGAACGCCGTATCGGCACCAAGCTTGATCGCCTCAGCCCGCAGCGCTGTGATGTTGTTCCGGGCATCCTCGCCGGTAGCAGCAACACCAGACATCGACTTGTCAAAGTCGGCGAACGTCTTCACCGCAGCCGCAGCAAACGCAACCAACGCCAGACCGGCACCAGTCAGAGCCAACGACACATCGTTGATCGCCTGCCGGTTGTCGTCCCAAAAGTTGACAGGATCCTTCGCGGCCGCCGTCATGGCGTCCGCAAGATCCATCGCCTCCGCTTCAGTCTTGCCCATCTCCTGGGCGGTCGCCGCAAGGGTGACCTTCACATCCTGCTGAGCTTTCGCCAGATCCTCAGCCGATGCACCCTGCTCTTCCAGAGACTTCACGTAGGCGCTGCCCGACTGGGCCATGTCGTTCAGAACCTTCTGGTTCGCCCGGCCCTGCGCGGTCGTCAGATCAAGCGTCTTACCGTTGTCACGGATCGTCGCGGTTGCCTGATCAACACTGTTCCGGTACGCCAGTTCTGCTTTCGACGCTGCTAGGGCGGCATCGGCTGTCTTCTTCGTGGCCTGCTCAGCCTTACCGAGGGACGACACAAAGCCAGCCACGTCGGCCGCAAGCTTGACTGTGACAGTGCGGACCGACATGCCTTGCTCCTATTGAATTGTGCGCCTCACGGCGTAGAAGATTCCCGGCTTGTCCCGCTTCTCACGAGACTCAGCCTTGTGTCGTTCCTGGCAGCCCTTGCATTCGTGCCGGACGATCGCGAACGGCTCCACCGTGTTGTCCAGCGGGCGGCTGCATGACGGGCACAGTTCGGCCTCGTTCGCCTCATGGGCAAGCAGGATCGCCTGCTCACCGCGTGGCAGGTCGTCCCACTGGTGGGGGAGGATGCCCCACGCCTTCATCGTTTCGAGGGTGCCGCGTTCCGGTTTCAGGTCACGTTGGAGGTCTTCGAACGCTTCACGAAAGGGGCGGCATCACTGGCCTGCGCCAACGCCAACGCGGCCTGCCCAATCTGTTCGGTTTCCGACTCCAACAGACGATCCTCCAGATCAGCCCAAGTGAGGTCCATGTCAACCGCCACGTCACCTTCGAACGCTTCGGTGCGAAGGTAGTACGCCTCACCCATTGCTGCACGATGCTCAATCGCGGTCAGTCCCTCGGACATGGCCCGCTTCGCAACTTCGGCGTACTTCTTCGGCACCCACTGCAACACGACGAACAGGCTGTTCTGGTTGATCTTCTCGTCAGCCTCTTCGATCCACCGGTTCACATCGTCAAGGTCCAGATCGGCTGGCGGGGTGGATGTGAGGTTCTTGCCGCCGTTCTCCTCGTACTGCTTGACGGCCGCTTCATGCTGCGCAACCAGTGCGGCCCGGTGAGCAATCGCCGCGTCATAGTCTTCAACCAGGTCATGGTCGAGAGGGACACGGACCCGGACCTGCTCAACACGGGCGAGGAAGCGTTCACGAATGTTGGAAATGCTCATGGGCCTCTACTCCTGTGGGGATGCTGGGGATGGGTTGGGGATGGGCCCGTGGCTGCCGTAGCTACACCAGGGCAGGCCGGTCACACCGGAAGGGTTCATGGCCAAAGGGGTGGCCGGCCGTAGCATCCCCACTACGGCCGGCCAGACAAGGTGTTTCCCAGACAGGGAAACGATCAGGAAACGTCAGGCGGCGATGGTGCCGAACACCTGCGTACGCTCCTGGATTGCGAGCTGCACGACAAACTCGTACTCTTCGCCCGCCTCAGTGGAGATCGGGGCAAGATCGACACCGGCAACGATCGCCTTCAAACCCTCGTAGCGCTGATCGGCTGCGGCCGCGTCAGTGTGGGCAAGGCCGGGACGGTGCGCCAGATAGACAGTGTCATCAAGAGCGAACTTGTCCATCAGCTCCAGGCCATCGGCTGCCTGCGGATCGTCCAGCGTTAACCGAAGCTCGCCAGACATTTCGTAGGTGCGGTCGCCGGGACGCTGCGTTGCGACAGGGTCGCACAGCTTCTTACGGGACACCATGGACACGTTGGTCTGTGTGCCGAACGCTTCAGTGGCGCACTCGACCGCAAGGCCAGCATTCCACTCGGCAACAGTGATCGCGTTCAGGTCGGCCACAGCAGGCAGGACGACGATACGCGAGTTGGCGGCAGTGGCGATCCCGGCAGGATCGTAGACGGTGATGACACTCATTGGTCGTCCTCTTCTTGTTCAGTTGTGGGTTCTGCTGGGGTGATCGGTGATGTAGGCGATGCGGGCTTGATCGTGATGTGGATCTTGTCTGGCAGTGGCTTCCCGTGCCCGTCGGTTGCGGGACGACCCTCAATGATGGGGAGGCCCCACGATTCGGCGGCCTGTCGTGACCGGTGCAGGATCGAGCCGTCCGCTGCGCGGCACGCAACAATCTCGTGACTCATGGGGTCCTCGTGATCAGTTGGTATGTGAGGGTGATCGATGTTCGTTCCCCGCCCGTGGTGGGGGTGCCGTCGGTCAGTTCCGGGCCAGCAGGCTGGGCAGCCAGCGGATGGTTCCCGTCGGGCTTCTGGTTGTTGAGTGCAGCCCGGACTTGTTGGGCGGCCCACCGGGCACCAGCCGGAACGGTGTTGACACACACGACATACAGGGTGATGGTGTCGCTGGCTGCCCTTGTGAGGTCCGAACGTGCCGTAACCCCACCATCTGTTGCCAGGTAGGCGTACGGGCCGTCAGGGGTCACCTGTGGGCGGCCGTCGTATGTTTCTAGCGGGATCACAGCACGGGCCCAGTCGAGAAGTTGTTGTGGGGTCACAGGACCTCCTCAACAAGCTTGCCCATGGCCGACTCAAACAAGGGTTCGTTCTGGTCGGCCGCTGGACCCATGTACGGACGGGGAGACATCTTGTAGGTGCCAAACTCAACGTACGCGCCGTAGTTCACGGTCGGGCCGATCTCCGCTGACAGCGGGCCATCAAACGATGTGGTGATCGATGACCGGAGCGCGCCCGTTTCACCTACGGGTGCGTTCTTCTGTCCGGCAGCCTGAATGTCCGTCGCAACCTTCCGCACCACCAGCGAGGCCCTGACCTGTGTCTTCTCCGAAGCGGCCCCAAGATCGGCGGCAAGATTCTTGATCTCTGACCAGTCAGACATGGCTCATCCCATCGTCAACGTGCAGATCAGACGCCGCTGAATCGCCAACTCGTTCGCCGCTTTCGCCTCAGCCACAATCAGAGTCACACCCGACAGGGTGGGATCGTCCGCAGAGACCACATGCACTTCGTCATCAACGAGAACATTCCCCACAGACACAGGAACCTTGACCGCATACGCGCTGCGAGTGACAACTTGGCCGCCGATGACCTGCTCCGCAGCTTCCTGCTGCGCGGCCGCCTGAACCAGACCGACACCAGGATCTGCAAGAGTCCCATAGCGGGCCGGCCCGGGTATCGTTGTGTTCTGCCCGGTGGCCGGGTCGAACCCCTTAGTGGAAGGGCCGGTGATGTACAGGCGGCACGTCATCGCCTGCTCTGCAAGATCCCTGCACGCTTGGATCTCGGCGTCAGTGATGATCATGACCAGTTCCCGATCACGCCACGGCCACCACGTAGCCGGTCACTGGTCGGCCGGTAGTACGACAGTCGGCCATCCACCTCGATCAACCCCAACCCTGTTCCGTACTCGGGTGACATCGGGGACTGTGACCTGAGCCAGCGTGCCAGCGACATGAAGTCCGGCGCGGACCGTTTGAACGTGCTGTTCTCCGAAGTGAACTCCAGCACACCACCGGCAGCCATCGCCCTACCTGCAAGCAACGATGCCGCCTCAGCGGCCGCCCAGTACGGGTCATATGTGTCGATGTAGCCGATCGAGCCGGGGGCCCGTCCGTCCTCATCCCACGTCAACGACTGGTCCAACGCATAATCAATGTCGTCCTGCGTGAGGAGGGCGACAGTGGCCGGGCCAAGCAGCAGTTTCATGCGTGCTTCAGCTTCTGTGCGGTCCATTGCCGCCCCCCATCATTCAGTTGTTTCAGGCCTTCAGTGCGGCGATGATCTCGTTGATCTTGGTGGCACACTCGGCTTCGGTTGCCTCGGCAGGCACCAGATCGGCCACCAGAGCGGCAATCTGGGTCTTCGCCTTCAATGCGTTACCAACCTCGGTCGAAGTGGGCGTGTAGTTGCCTGCCTTCGCAGTCGAGGAGGTCGTGCCGAGCGCCAGGCTGGACGTGCCCGCGCCGATAGCGGTACGGGCCGCCGCAGCGTCCGCACCAGCAGCGATCACGGCAGGCTTGTCGGTCACATCGTCCCAAGCAACAGTGGTTTCCCCGCCGCCGCCGATGACGATCGGGTCGCCGTTCTCGTCGAACAGGGCCAGTCGGCCAAGCGCCTGATTGGGCTTGACCGTGGCCTGCTCGACAACCTCAAACTGTGCGGTAGCCATCAGGCATCACGCAGCCGGGGTGATGACGCCAGCCGGGTAGCGGGTCGCCTCAGTCGGGTTCAGCCGGGTCAGCGGGTTCGCAACCTGGAAACCGACACGGAACACGACACGGAGCACCTTGCCGTCCTGCTGGGCGGAGTTGTACACGACCGCACCGTCAGCGTCACTGATGACCATCTGGTCGAACAGCTTGAACGTCATGTCCTGCCGGATCCCGACAACAAACTTTGACCAGTCAGCGGCAAGCAGCTCGGCCTGAGTCGAGTCCCAAGCACCGTTGGTGACCTCGTTCAGCGGATACCCGTACAGGCTGGACGGCTGGCCGGCGGTGACGTTCGGGGCGTACACGAGGCCACCGTTCGCGTCACGGGAACCGATGAGCTTCCAGTTCAGGCCGGGAGCGGAGGCGAACCCGTTCACAGCGAAGCCGTCCTCAGCGACCAGCCCGGCAACCTGTGCGGCAGCAAGGGCAACGTCGGTGTCGGTGGCGGACAGCGCAACATCGTTGCCAGCGGCGATCGCGGCAGGAACGATAGCGGTCGGCCACGATGCGGGCTTGTTCACACCGAACAGGACAGCCTGATCCACAGCCTTGCCGATCGCCTCCACCAGCAGAGGCTTGATCTCACCGAACAGGTCGATGCTGGAGTCATCCACGACCGCATCGGGGATCGGAACCAGCACAGCCAGCTCTTCGGCGGTCATGGTGACGCCATCCCACGAAGCCTTCGTGGTCTGCTTCAGATCCGAATCGCCACTGGCGTTGATCCAGTACGCGTCCGGGAGGGAAGCCAGGACAGGCTGGGTCTGCTGCTTGGTCGACATGCGAACCTTGCGGGCCCGCTCCAGGATGACGGACTGCTTCGGCACTTCCTGGATGATCTCGTTCACGGTCGCGACAGGAATGACAGTGTCGGCCCGCTCGATACGGTTTGCGAATCCGGCCATAGCGGATTCCTCCTATTGAGTTGTTGTTTAGTTGTGTCCCGGAATGGCCGGGGGAGATTACTGGCTACGGATCCACTCGTTGAATCCGAGTGCAGGCGTAGCCTGTTGTCCGCGTTGTGCCGCATCCCTTGCGCCTGCCGGGGTTCCCGTCTTGAAACGCGGGTTTGCCTCAACAAACTGGGTGATGTGGGCTGCGAGATCCTGCACACCGTCAAGGCTGGACAGGAACGTCTGAGAGTCGAGGAGCGCGTTCGCGTCGACACCGGCCGGGGTGGCTTGGTAGACGTTCAGCTTCTGCTCTGCCAGTGTGGCGGCAGCCTTGTACTGTTCGGCAGCCTTCGCCGGATCCTCGACGGTTTCGCCCAATCCGAGCGCCTGGGTGATCGCGGCAAGCTTCTGCTCGATCGCGGCCTTTTCGGCAAGGTTTGTCTTGGACCGGTCTTCCCACTTCCGCGCTTCAGCCTTCCAGTCAGGTCCGTCGTGCGACGGGTCCTGCTGGCCCGTGGCGGGCTCGGCAGCATCGGTAGTGGCCTGACCCTCAACCGCATCGTTTGCGGTGCCCTGGGCGGCATCTGTGGACTCGGTAGCGGACATTGATACTCCCGTGCGGGTAGATGGGGTGCCGTGCGGCATGGTGTAATCGAACACATGTGTGACCATGTGTGGGAGCCTGCCCGTATGGAACGGGCCGGCCCAGGAATCGGGATCTGGTGGGCGTGCACCAGGTGCGAAGCTGAGGCCTACGAGCCGTCAGCAGGTGACCGGGGCGGGGTCGATGGGGCCATCGAGTCGCGCCAACCAGACGTTGACCGGCGATGTGACCAGTCCGACGGGGGATAGTCGCCCGCCTTCCACTGGTCGTAGCCGCGGTTGGTCAAGATCTTCCGCTGCACATCTTCGGGTTGACGGTTCAGCCAGTCCTCAGCGGACGGCACATCAGAGGCAGGCTCATCCAACTCTGGGAAGCCAAGCTCAGCCCACGACTTGGTTACCGGGACACGGGCGCAGCGGCCCTGCTGATGATCGAGCGGGCCCGGCTCATCCACCGGATGTCGTGAGCCATGCTGTGCAAGGCAGGATCGGCATGTGCGGGGGGACAGATCTGCGATCCATTCCCACGAATCAAGCACATCGCTGTTGGCCTGATTGTTCGCATGACCAGCTGACCTGTATGCGTCCAACTGTTCGGTGCGGGCAATGGTGAGTGCACGGTTCCGGCCGCCGTTGAACAACTCCTGCGACCGGGCCACCATGTTGCGGGCCGCCGTGCGAGGGTTGTCCCCGACAGCAATCGTGCGGACCAGTTCACGCCGCAACGCATCCTGCGCATCCTGTGCGAGATCGTAATGCCGGGCGGTGATGGCCTGGGTGGACCGTTTGACGATCGCATCCAACTGCCGCGGATCCGTTGTCAGCACTCGCACCCGTGCGGGCAACTGTGCAGCGGTCAGATCCTCAGCATGCTCACTGCCGAGCCGGACAATCCGCAGCAGATCGGATGTGGCGACCACACCGGACTGTGCGATCAACTGGCCCAACTGTTGCGATGCGCGCCGTAGCGACCTTTCGGCCTGGCGGAGGGTGATCCGGTCATGCACCGCCTGTGACTCTGCGACACGCGCAATCTCGACTGCGATCTCATCCCACGCCCTGGCCCACGCAACCAGCAAGGCTCGTGCCTGCCGGTCCGTGACCTCTGCGAGGAGTCCGCGTTGCATCGCAACCATGGCAAGGACACGCCTGTCGATCGCCATCAGACTCCTAGGACGTTACCTTCAGCGAACACGCGGGCGGCAGCAGTCGTCCGAGCGGCCTGCTCCTCAAGGGCGGCAGCCGCCAAGTCTTCAGGGTTGTCATAGCCAAGATCGGTGAAGATCTGCACCAACGGCAGGCCCAAGTCCTTCTTCACTACTGCGTTCGCGAGCCGGGTCTCTTCGGGCTCCGGCATCGGATCAGCCCATTTGACATTGACCTCAAACCCGAGCAGTTCACCAACACCCCGCCAGACGGGGCCGGATTCACGCTGCAACGCGAGCACACCACTAGTGAGGCGGGACGCAAGCACACGGAGTGATTCGCCGGACGGCACATCACCAGATGATTGGGTGAAGTAGAACGCCGGCACACCACTGACGGTCGCAACGGACAGTTTCAGATCTGCAATCTCAGCGATCAACCTTGACAGGTCCGCAGGATCCAACTGGCCGAACGGTCCCTGCCCGTCATGGGTGAAGATCTTCTGCTTCGCCGGATCAAACTTGCTGTTCTGTCCGCCCATGGTGGGAAGTGCCTGGACAGCTTGTGCCCATTCCTGCGCGGCCATCGCCGGGTTCTGTGTGTTCGTCGGCCGAAAGTTCAGCAGATACCAGAACGGACGGCTGTAACCCTCTGACAGGACGATCAGATCCGCCAATGCTTTGTTGACCGCATCCTGTAGCGGGATCACATCATCCAGGGCGGATGTGCCGAAGCTGTCTGTGTCGTCAGCTTCACGACGGAACCAGCACACCGGGACGACACCGAAGTCATGGGAGACCCATTCGCCTTCGTCATCATCCATGGGGAACCATGCGGATGGTTGATCGGGAAGATCGTCCATGAGGGTTTGAAGCTTGGTGGCGGTTCTCCATCGTTCCGCGCCTTGATGGTCGATGACCATGGCGCGGCCGTACATGTCGTCGTCGATCCAGAGTCGGACGGCTAGTTCGAGGACGGCTGGGTCGTCGGGGTTGACGGTGGGTACGATTTCGTCTGCCCGCATGTAGCGGGGGGTGGGTTGGCCTTGAAGGTTGGGCCAGACGAGGACGTAGGCGTCGCCGCAGCGGACCATTTCACGGTTGACCATGCCGACGAGGCGGGAGAGTCCTTGTTCGACGGCTTCGTCTTGGTCGCCCCACGATTGGATTTCAAGCTTGTCGGTGTACGCGGACACGACGGGGGCGCACACGTTCAATCGGAGCCCTGCGAGCTGGTCGGCAAACTTTTTGTCGAAGTCAGCGGAGGCGAAGCGGAGTTCCTGCCGGCCACGATGGTAGTCGCGGGCAGTGGTGTAGTACGGAAGACGCTGCTTCCGCTTCGCTACGGCCGAGACGACCTGCTCTACTGTCATGCCGTCTCCTATGAAGTTGTCTATCCGATATCCCAGAAGCCTGTCCCGTAGGTCTGCTTCTCGGGGGTGATCATCAGTTTGGTGAGCGCCTGCGTGAGTGCGTCTACCTGGTCATCGTGGGCACCGTTGGGGAACGCGGCAGCTTCCTCGATGAGGTCACCGACCCATTCCGCTGTCAGCGGCAGGTGCACGTTCCCAGCTTCCACTAGCGGTTGGATTGCGGCGGCGCGTGCTTCTTTGCCGCCCTCGGGTTGGACGGGGACGAGGCCGGGGATCTGAGCCTTCAACGCATCGATGACCGCGGGCCCGTTCGCCTTGTCTTCGACATACTTTGCGATCGCTTGCGGCCACCGGGCAGACAGGGTCCGGATCTGCTGGCATGTCTCACTGAATGACCAGCGGCCGCGTACCTGGTCAAGCAGGTAGCAGTCTGCACCGATCTTGGCCCACACTTGGCCAACCACAAAGTCGCTGGTTTTCGCGCCTTTGAATGCGAGGTCCCACGACTGTACAACGGTCGCATAGGTCAGATCGGGAATGGTGGTCCAGCGTTGCCACTGGTCACGGCGGAGCATGTCACCATCAGCAGGTGACGGACGCCCCTGATACAGGGATGCCCATGCTTGGGAGCCGGAGCGGATCTTGATCGCATCCCACTGCTCATCGGTACGGCCACGAGCGGACACCATGTATTCGCCGGGCGTGCGGCCGAGTGGATCCTCATCCGTCTCGGCTTCAGCAGGTATGTTCACTACCCGCCACAGATGCCCGTCTTCAGCCTTCAACAGGCGGCCGGCGAGGTCGTCTTCATGCCATCGGGTCATGATGAGGATCGCGGGCGCACCGGGCGCGAGGCGGGTTGCACCTACCTCTACCCACCAGTCCCAGACACGGTCACGGAACGTTTGGCTGTTCGCCTGTAGGCGATCCTTGATCGGGTCATCCATGATCAACAGATCGACTGGTCGGCCAGTCAGGGCGGCACCGATGCCGACCGAGTAGACGCCGCCCTCATGGCCTTCGAGCTGCCATTCATGTTGCGCGGCGAGGTCATCCCGGACGGTGATACCGAGATCGTTGGTGGTGATGTCGTCACGGATTGCACGGCCCCAACGGCGGGCGACACCATGCTCATAGGAGGCGATCGCTATACGCGTGTCAGGGTTCCGCAGGAGCGCCCACAGGGGGAAGCGGCGGGAGCATCGTTGGCTCTTGCCTTCCTGGGGCGGCATGGACACGATGAGCCGGGCATCGGGGGTTGTGGCGGCGCGGACTAGTTCAGCGTCGATCAGGTCGAGCGCGGGGGTTTGGACGGTGCGGGGGTCCAGGTGTTTGGCGAGATCGCCTGGTGTCGCCCACTGTTGGGTGGGTTGGAGAAGGTCGAGCATGGCAGACCAGATGTCCGTCATGCTCAACCCCCCATTTGTGTTTTCGTGCCGCCCGTGACTCTCGCGACCAATCCTTTAGATTCGCGTCGTCGCCGGTTGCGCGGGCAACACTCGTACCTTGGGGTGGACTCGAACCACCACGCCACGGGATTTGAAGCCGTGAGGTATACCAGTTCCCTTCACCAAGGCTCGGCCCGACAGGTTCGCCATCACGAACCAGTCAGTCAATCACCGGCAGGCCAGCAATGAACCGTTCAACATCCGACCGGTACGCCACCGGCCCATGCTCCGGGCACAACATCATCGTCTGGCCAGTCATCCATTCGCCAAACTCTTCGAACCGCCAACCGAACAACTCGACCAGCGCAGCCCGGGAGTATCCATACTCGCAGTCAGGCTCGATCATCATCCCCCCAAGGCTCCAGCCGGAACCCCAACGGCTCCGGCGACTCGGGGGTCACAACCTGCATCGGCTGCGGAACCTCGGACAAAATCGGGCCCTGGTCAAGACCTTCGTCCTCATCCATGGTTTGACCGGCCGACACTTCCAGATATCGGCCGAACGCTTCAAGGCGTAGGAACATCACCCCACCCCCCTCGTCACGGATGCCCGACTATGCGCCGTCGTACGACACAACCCGCGACAGTTCAGGCACCGCCACTGCGTGTAACGGATCACCACCGCCTGATGTACACCATCACGTTGCAGCTCCGTAGAACCGCAGCGCGGGCAGCGCGGCTCATCATCCGCAGCAAACCCCACATGGGGCGGGTTTTTCAACCATGGCAGCAGCGCAATGTACAGATCCTCAGTGGCCCGAACATCGCCGCCACAGTAGACCCGGACATCCTTGTATGCCTGCTCGTCGCCGGCGAGAGCGTCCCGGATCCGGCCTGCACCACCGTTGTCGACCTTCCGCCTGTCCGTCGCGGCTGTCATGCGGCAGGCGTAGTCCAAGCTGGCCGACTCGAACCCGAGTTGGCGAACAGTCTTGATCAGGTCGATGCTCTTCGGCATGCGGAACGGCGGCAGGCCAGCACGGACCATGTAGCCGCGGACACGTTTGAAATCGAACCCGTCACCGTTGTAGGTGACCGAGTACGCGGCCTCATCGAGGAGCCGCCACAGATCCTCAAGCATCGACGGTGACCGATGATCCCGGTACATCACCGTGTGCGGTTCATGCAACCACTTCGCACCCCAAGAGAACATGCCGCCAGGGCGCTTCACATTCTTGTGCGCAATGTACGGGTTGCGCATCTTCAGGTCGTACGTTTCGAACTCGACCAGGGCGGGGATCGTCTCGATGTCCCACGTGAGGATCTTCGCGGAGTCCAGCACCGTCCGATCCAGCACACGGGCAGTCAGGTCAGCTAGATTCATGACGCCACCATGTGGCGGGCTCTGCGATGCGCCGACACAGCCTTGTCGCTGATGTTGTACGGCAGACCCCGAACCTCGTCGGCGCGGGCAATGTCACTGTTCGACACGCCAGCCTCCAACGCGGCAGCCAACGCGTTCGCCCACGGTTCATGGTTGATCGCCCAGCACACCTTGCAGTCGTTACGTCCTGGCAGTCTTGTGCCAGTGGAAAGTTCAGTCAATGTAGCCATCGGCACCCCTTCAATAGACGGCAGAGTGCCGGGGCCCGACCATCTCAAACATGGTCGGGCCCCGCGCTATTCAATTGTCGGCGCTCAAACGATGGGAGGAGAGGGCATCGGAGCTGCCTGCAACAGGGCATAGCAATGCCCGCATGCAAAACAGTAAACCCTCCGGCCTCCGTCAGGTAAAACCAACTGCTTGCCGTTCCCGATTCGCCATGGCCAGCACATCCACCACGGCCCACAGCTGGCGTCGACCATCCTTTCCGACAGGATCAATCCATCCTTTGTGCTTCCACGTCCGAATCGTCTCGGGTGGCACACCGAACCGGGTTTCAATCTGCTGCGCGGTCAACGGCTCCATGTCCTGCGCCCACTCCTGCCACCACGTTTCATGCCCGTTGTTGCAGATGAGTAGCCGCCCGTCGGAGCCGATGTCGGCCTCTTCTCCACAGTCGGGGCACAGATAGGTGGGCCCATCTGGGATGTGTGCAGCTTGTGAGAGGGCATGGTGCGCCTGCCGGATCTCGTGGGCGATGTCCTCTGACATGCCGGGTTGTTGTAGCCACCACCGGGCCGAGTCCGCCAGGTAGTCACACACTGATTGCAGCGTGCCGCCTGGGGATGGCTCGAATGCCCCGATCTCCTCCCACACCATGCGGGCGCACATGGACAGCCTGCCCAGGATGTGCGAGTCGGCCTCGCCCTTCCCGAGCGTGACGCCGCGTGGCTCATCCTCACGTAGCAGATCATGCACGTGCAGGTTGATCGGCGGCTTGCTCGTGCCGGCCGGATGGTGTCCAGCTTTCAGCCCGTCGTGTCGTTGGCCGCGTTGGGTGCTGGTTGCTTGGGCTCGTCCGCGTGGCGTGTTGCGGTACTCCCATGCTTCGGCGGCAAGGATGGGGATCTCTTCGAGTAGTCGTCTCAACGAAGCTCCTTCGCTGCACGGCGGCAACGCCACCAGTAGTGGGACAGGAAGCGGACGGGCTTCCAGATCGCGACGCCCTCGCACCACCTGCGCGCTACCCACCACGTCCAGCACTCCGGACAGCGCCAGCAGGTGCCGACGGGTCGGTTCAGCCCATCCCACGGCGTGGTCTTTTTCCATGCGACCTCGCAAAGATGGTCCCCGTGTCCTATCGGTGCAACCTCCAACGGCTTCTCGTCACGATCCCGTGTCGGCCACTCAGTCCGTGGCATCAGCACGCCCCATCAGGATGGCCCCTCCGCCAACGATGACGATCAGAGCCAACGTCACAGGCCATAGGAGCCCGCCAACACCACACAGGACGGCGGCTCCGAGTCGCGCCCAGCCAGGACGCACCTTGGACCCACCTTCCCCCCACAGCGCCCGTGCGAACTGGACCGACGCCCACAGATAGGTGGCAATGAAGAACCCTAAGACCACGAAGGGGAGGGCAGTTCGTGGTTCGCTCATTCGCCCCATCCTTCGTCGGTGCCGTCACGTTCAGCGATCAACAGCTCCGCCCGCACATAGGCAGCCTCCCGTTCCAGCTCGGCAAGGCGATGCTTCAACAACAGGATGTCGGCAGTCGTAGCGGGTCGCCTCGTGTGGGTGCTGCCGGGCTCTACCTGTACGCCAGTGATCGCGGGGGAGCGTCTGTAGTCATCCACGTAGGTACTCATTCCGCCAGCTCCACAAGCGAAAGGTATGCGATGAACGCCGCGACAGCGAGACCGGCCGCAACCCCACCGATCGCGGCAACCCGCTGATCCCACAGTGCTGCGGCCACGAACCACAGCGCGAAGGCTGCGAGGGTGGCCGCCACGGCAACCACCATGACTGCGATGGACGAGACATGCAGGATCCGTGACGGAGCCGGATAGGACTCGAACTCTTCACTCATGCTGCCGCCACCATCCGATCCCACTCTGCGAACTGGGCTTCCATGTCAGCCCGCCGCTTCACCTCAATCGACTCGTACAGCCCTTCTCCCTCCGGCCTGTCGATCGCGTACCGGTCATCGTCATAGACGGTGTTGACCTCCTGCCGATGCCACGACCTAACAACCTCCAACGCCTGGTCGAGACTGTCGAAATCGTGCGTACGGTTCGGACCCAACACATACGAGTACACCGACACCCCGGTCACATGCAGCCCCTTGTCCTGCCGCTCCCAGTAGTTGCCGAACTCGACCGACACATGCCCTTCGGACGACTTGCAATGCCCGTCGCCATGCTCGAAGTAGTACCGGTACGCCTCATCGAGGAGGCGGTGAATCTCTTCCAGCTTCGCCAGATCGTCCGTGTTCATGCTGCGATCTCCTTCAACTTCTCTCCCAACACCACATCAACCGGAGCAGACGCCGAAATCCCCAAACGAGGATCACCCAACACCGCCCGAATCAACCCCATCAACTGGGCTGCCTGCGACTGCGCGATCATGATCATCTGCTGATCCACGCCAGCCTTCAGAGACTTCTCCGCGTACGAAGCCATGTCCTGCTCGGCCTGCCGCAGCATCACCAGCTCGATAGCCGGTTTCGCCTCCTGCGTTTCCCCGCCATCCTGGCCGCCGTCTTTGACCTTTGTGACACCCCACGTCAGGTCTTGCTCATCCAAGTTCGCGACCCGGTACCGCCAGTACTCGACCTCACGGGCCTTCGTCTGGACCAACTCCAGGAGCGCAGCGGCGGGATGAATGTCACGCCGGCCACCGAACAACGCGACGGCCTGTGCCGCTTCGGACTCCGCCAGCCGGGCGGCGTGGACCCTTTCGGCTTTCGCTATAGCCTTCTTTGTGCCGCCGCCGTGGATGATGCAGACAGACAGTCCGGGTCGCGCCCACCGTTTGCAGCGTTCCCCAGACTGTTTCGACTTCGCTGTGCACTGCTCAGCCATCGTCAGACCACCGCTTCACTTCGCCCAACTGGGCGAGCATGTCGTCAGCCTCCTGTGCGATCCGGTAGTTGTCACAGGAGATGGAGAGAGCTTCCTTAGCTGAAGCTATGTGTCTGTCGTGTTCTTCTCGGAAGAACTGGCCGTTGGACAAGTGCGCATCCCGATACTTCTTCAGGTCTTCAAGTGCCGTCGTCATGATCTTCCCCTCTGCTTCGGCTTGAACGGAATGAACGGGATCCGCGCCAAGTGCCAATGCCCCTTGCATCGGTACGGCCGCAAAATCCGGGACTGCCGGGCTGCTACACGATCCGCAGCCCAGCGAGTCACATAGGTTGCCTTCTCTGGTGTCGGACACTTACGGTGCCGGGCTGCCATCGGGCACCACTTCGCCATCGATCAGTTCAACGGTGTCGGCCTCCAACTGCCAGCCAGACACCAGGTCATGTGTTGGGAGCCGTCGAACTCGGGGATCGACGATCGCCCGGTTGTAGTAGCTCGCCTGGGCAGCAGCCTGAGTCAGCAGTTGATCCCAAACCTCCGCTGCCGACACCAGCGGGAACGCGACGACCTCTGTGCGGATGATCATGATGCGCACTCCGGGCGGTCGGGGTCATGCTCGCCCCACGACGACAGGGGTCGGGTGATCGGAATGACATCCGCCAACGGCTGTGCCTTCTCAACCTCGGCCGACACCAGCCAATGCTGAACCCGATCCGGGAACGGTGTCCCCGAGTAGACGAGACCGCCGACAATCTCCCAACCTTGATCATCGGCGGCCTGCGTAAACCGCTCCCGGATTGTCGCGTCAGCTTCAGCAACCGTCAACGAGGCGGGGAGGGCGATCCAGTGGCTGGCTCTCATCGTGCCGCCCAAGGATCATCGTTGGCCGGCTTCGGCTTGTCCCAGCCCGCGCCCTGCTGACCCTGGCCCGCAGTGCGCTTCGGATGCACCGCCACCGACGAAGCCGTGATCTCGTTCACCGTCCTACGCTGGCCATCCTTCTCGTAGCTGCGAGCCTTCAGGACGCCGCCCACGGTGACCCGTGTTCCCTTGTGCAGACGCTCCGCCAGATCCTCAGCCTCCGGCCCAAAGATCGCGAAACTCAACCACAGTGTGTCCCCGGCGTCGACATACTCACCCCGCTCCTTGTCATACTTCCTTGGCGTATCCGCCACCGATCCATTCAGCACCGCCTCACCCGATGGGGTAAATCTGAGCACAGGATCTTGGCCGAGCGAACCGGTGATGTAGATCTGATTTGTCATGCTTCCTTCTTCCAGTTGAGTCCGACGCCCACTTTTCGGGCATGTGATTTGCTTACTCCGTACTTCCGCCCTAGGGCTGCCCAAGACATGCCGGCGTCGCGTTCCCTACGCAAGTTCGCTACAGCCTCTACCGTGAGCTTCGCTGCCGGGTTGCGTTCCCCAGGCATTCCTGTGTACCCCTGACGGCCCCGTTCGAACATGTCCCGCGTATTGTCCGCAAAGGTTCCAAGTGCAAGGTGCTTTGGATTGACGCAGGGTGGGTTATCACATGTGTGCCGGATCACCAGACCTTCCGGCCTAGGGCCATTGGCCATCTCCCAAGACACTGAATGGGCAGTCATCCAACGCCCGTCCACCGTGAGCCGACCGTACTGCCACTTGCCTGACTGACGCGCCCCGGTCCACTCCCAGCACTCATCATCGGTGCGGCGATCAACCTTTCCCCAGAAGGATCCACAATCAGTCATGTGTAGTCCTCTCCCTCAGCGCCACGCGCTCCCAATACAGTCCATGTCCACCCAAGGCAGACGCCCCGGGGCCCCACCAGAACCCTGCAAACGTTTCGGCCAAGCGCGCTCATCCCTAGAGCCACGCCACGGCACCAAATCCATCTGCCGATCCTCCAACACAGTTCCCTGCTGCGGAACAATCCCAAACCCGAACTCTGGCCACCGCTGCCACAAACCCGTCCCCACCGGACGAATCTGACGGGCATGGCCCAACTGCTGCATAGGGGTGTGATGTTCAGTTAGAACCGCAAGGTTGTGCTCCTGGCGAAGCTCGTCAATCAACGCAGCTATCTGCCGGGCAGGAACCTCATCCTTCTCGCTCGACTGCACATACAGTTTGTAAATCGGCCCGATCACCAACAGGTCCGGATTGAACACCCTGCACATGTGTCTCAACATTGTACGGCCCTTGACCGATGTCAGGTCCAAACCGCCCGGCTGCCTGTTGATAAACATCCGGTCTTGCGATTCGAACCCGGCCAAACGGAGAGCATCACGAATCGGCCTGATCTTCTGCACCATGATCCGCAACGGATTCTCCGCATCGACATACAGCACCCGTGACGGCCGGATCCGTTCACGCCGAAACGGATGGCATCCGGCAGCGACACAGCATGCGATCTGCCGCAGCAAGATCGACTTGCCCGACCCTTCGCCGCCGGTCAGGATCAGCCGGTCACCGGCAGCGAGCATGTCCGGGATCAGCCATTGCTCATCCGGCAACGCCTGGTCGACAAACTCGTCCAGCGACAGGGTTTCGTTGGCCAACTCGTCATCGTCGCCGTCAGGTCCGGCATGCTTTGCGATCTGCTGTCGGACGTCTTCGACAGGCTGGCCGGCGTCGAGCATGGCCTGCACCCGCACGGCGGCATCCCGCAACGTCCTACGCTCCGCGGCCTCTAGAACGGCCTGTGCGTGCCGTTCATGGTTGGCTGGTACAACTCTTAGGGTCGCGTCTACTAGGCCGTTACAGAGCAACCTCGCCCGTTCTTCGGGCATCTGGAGGGCTGCCGCGACCAGCGGGGGAGTGGGTTGGGTTCCAGACTCGGCCATCCGGCCCAGTTCCGCCCACACCTGCCCGAGCGTTCCGTCATCGAAATGCTGCGGCCGAACCCGGCTGGCGGTCACAATCCGCGGGTCCTGCATGGCGCACCCGATCAAGTCCCACTCGATCACCGGCCCCACTCCCCGAGATCCCACTGCTCACCGTCACCGGTCGTACGGATCCGCGGGTCAGCGGCAGGCTGTTCGTCGGCCCAGCGTTCCCCGTTCAGCCAGGTCGCCGGATGCGGGCAGTACTGGCCGGCAGACGCGAGCTGCGCCCTCTGGGATCTCAACCCGTCCAGCAGCACCGACGGGCCAACCTTCTTCACGGCAGCCCGGTACGCCTTGACGGCCTGACCCTTGCCGACCTTGCGGGGATACTCCGACCACCACTCATCGAATGTGTCGGCGGTCACATCATTGACAGCATCATCGGCAGCATCAGCCGATGCGCGTATGTTCTTCTCTTCTCTTCTCTTCTCTGCATCACTTCCGCATGACTCAAGCATCAAAGATGCATTGCTCCGGGCATGCGTCCGAGCATGCTTGGGAGCATCGCGTTTAGCATGGTCCCAACGTGCTCGCGCAGCCCTAGAAGCGCGCTGTGACGCCGTTTTAGCGGCCTCCTCGTCCTCATGCGCACTGCCCTGATGGCGCACATAGTCATGAACCAGCAGGTGCGAGTCACCATCCATGCTCAAGATGCCCGCATCTATGCACACCGATGCGTCGCTATGCTCAGCGCATGCCCGGCGCATTGCTAGACGCATAGGCACTCGACCATCCGTTCCGTGCTGCTTCGCGTACGCGATACACGTCAGATGAAGGATGATCGCCCGCGGATGATCCTCGACCAGCTCCGAGATCTTCGGGTTGTCCAGGTAGCCGACATCGACCTTGAACCATCGTCTCCTGTCAGACACGCCCACCCCCGATCGCCAGACGTGCATCCATCCGCGCCACCGCCTCCCGCAACGACCGACACCGGACCGTCCTGCCCCTCTGCCGGTCAGTCAGCAGCCACACCTTCCCGTCTCGTCGAATCTTGAAACGCGCCATCACATCCCCATTTCATGCATCACGCTCGCCCGTCTCGCCAGATCCGGCCGGCCAATCCTCTGCAACCGATCCACAAAATGACTCACGTCATAGCCCAAACGAGCCGCCAAACTCTCAACCTTGTCAGTCCCCAACAGGAACGACACCTCATGTTCGAACTCGTCAGCCGTCAACGGCTTAGGTCTCCACTCGCCATTCGCACTCCGCTCACGGTGGTAATGCTTCGCACACAAACCCTTCGCATGGTTCAAGCCTGTGCATCCATCAACACTGCATACTTGGCGTGGCCCGCGGGGCTTCACCGTCTTCAACAGCCGGCGATAATGCTTGTCGCACAAGCCGCGCGACCGGCTGACAGTTTCACAATCCACGGCGGAACACTTCTTCATTCAGACTCCTCAGGTAGCTCAGGTTGGTGACAGACACACGCGCACGTGTTGTCGCGGCATCTCTCATGGCATCCCCAGGCGTGATCGCCCGGATGGCAAGGGCATCCACCACATTCCCAATCACCCGCGCAGTCAGGCAGGCAGGAGACGGAATGCTTGATCCAGTACGGGGCTGTGGTGAGTGCGTGGTGCCGGAACTCTCGGAACGCGTCACCCATCGATCGACTCGATCAACTCGGCCAGCATCAGCCGGGCTTCGCACAGCTCATCCGTCAGAATCCAGTAGATGACCTGGTCCTCATCCCGAATGTTCTCGGTCCGCCCATGCCAGATGAGGAAGTCATTCCAGTGGAACAGGACACGTTCGTCGTCCTCAGCGGCCCAGTCGAGATACTGGGCGGCCTTCCGAAGATCCTCGATCCGGTCACCCTTCTGCCCGGCCCGCCACAGATACTTGATTGCGTTGCCGATCGTGAACGTGTGGTGACGGGTGATGTCGATACACTCGATGCCGGAAGGATGGGTCAAATAGTGGTCAGGGCTGATCGGGTTAGTCATGAAGTCTCCAGAGTCAGTTGATCGTTGAGGGTCATGCCATCGCCCCGATGACCGCCGACACCAGGTCGCGGGCAGCAGCGGGCACAACGGCGTTACCGATCTGTTTGGTGATGTCCGACCCGGTCCCGCACCACCGGTAGTCGGCAGGGAAGCCCATTGCCCGTGCCTGCTCGGCGCGGTTCATCATCCGGTAGTGCAGGACGCCATCAATCTCGGTGACGACGGCGTGACGGTCTCGGGTGGTGAGTGTCCCGATTGGCTCTGTGGCAGGCTTCCCGACGCGACTGGCCCCGTAGTACGACACGATCCACCGGCCGGCATCGGGGTAGCGGGACAGGGTCGCATCGATCCGCGCCATGGTGGCTGCGGCTCGTGGTTTCGAGTCGAGTCGCGGGCCGGGATCCGGGTCGAGGTGGTCGGCGATTCCGATCCGTGCACCGGTGGTCCACTGCGGCAGCGTGACCGGATGTCGGGTCAGGATGCCGAACCATCTGGTCCGCGACTGGGGAACAGGCTCGCCGTACAGTCTTGCGTCGGCGGCATTGAGAATGACACGGCGGTAGTGGTAGCCGAGCCCGTCAGTCAACATCGCCAGCCAGTGGGGGAACAGTGGCCACTCCTCAACCTCAGGAACGTTCTCCACGAGGATCGTTTCGTAGTGGTGATGCTCGGCGAACCGGACCACGTCATGCATGGTTGCCCGTGACCTGTCAGGTTCCAGCTCGATCAGCTCGGACAGGGTTGTCGGCTCACGGTCCCACAGTGCGAGCCGCCCGCCTTGGCGCTTCCCCTGGGCGCGGCTGTGGTGGGTGCAGGACGGTGAGGCCCACAGGATGTCGGTGCGTGGGTATCTCCTCGGGTCGACCTGCGAGATATCGGCGCAGTCGTGGTCCGTGTCGGGATGGTTGGCTTGGTGGGTTTCGATGGCGGTCGGCCAGTGGTTGGCAGCGATCTTTACGGTTACGCCGGCTGTGGTTGCGCCTGTGCTGGACCCGCCTGCGCCTGCGAACAGGTCAGTCATGGTGAGAGCCACGGTTTCCTCCGTGTGGGTAGACGAATGTCCCGGCGCACATACGACGCCGGGGCATGGAAAACGCCCGCCGCTGACATGCGGCAGGCGTGAAGGTGGGGGGTCAGGCGACCCGGTCAGTCAGATACGCGACCCGGTCACGCGGACCCGGCCCAGTCATCCGATCCAACAGTGGACGCGCCTTCCTGGGCTGTTTCCACGCGACCACAGGGATCGCGCCGACCAGTCCGGCGACCCGCAGGATCTCGGCCCGCTCCGATGGTGGGACGGTGCCGGAGATCTTGCACTGGATGAACAGCAGTTCGCCGGGCTTCATGGCGACGATGTCAATAGCACCCTTGGACCCGGCCGATCTGATCACGTCGTAGCCGTCGTCCTCCAGGTGGTGGCGGACGGCCCGTTCGAAGGCTGCACCACGGGCGTACTGGCTCACTGTGGACCACCCGATCCGTCCGCCTCAGCGCACTTGGATGAGCAGTAGATCTTCTCGCCATCACGGACCCAGCCCTCGAAGTCAGCGAGGTATGAGGCCGCGCCGACCACAGACGCAGTGTCATCCGCATCGAGATAGTCCGACTCCCAGGACTCAAGACAGGTCTTCCGGTCACACTCGACCGTCACCCAGGCGCTCACTCCGGATCACCCGATTGGGACGCCCACTCGACCCCGTCACCGAACGCGGTGAAAACTGCATCCTCTATCTCATCCGACCAGCCGCCGCGGTCATCGCCCGGCCCGTCGAGCGCGGCGAGGGTGGCGCGAGCAACGTTCCCTAGGTCAGCCTTCCGTGCATCGCCCCTGCTCATGTCGGCATACCGTTGCCAGTAGCCGGCCATCGACCGCACCCGGTCAACGGCGGCGCGGAGCTGGTCGGCATCATCCATCGTTCCGCGCCACAGTTTCTTCCAGTGGTCAAGCTCGGCAGTCAGCTCGTCCGCCCGGACAGTGCTCGCCTCATACCCCTCGATGGTGCGTTCTTGGCGGTGGACGATCGTTTGGAGTTTCCTCACCTCGTCGGCCAACTCCCGCACCAGTGGCGAGTCGTACAGCGCCGAGTAGGTATCCTCCAACGCCGCCTCGGCGCGGGCGATCAGATCGTCAGTCATCAGTGTTTCCTTCCCTGTATGGGTTCCTGGGCCACGCCTTGGTGCAGTTGGCGAGGTCTTCACACCCACGTACCCACGCTGCCGCTTCACGGTCCCGGACCGACGCGGCCAGGGTGTCGTAGGCGGCGAGGAGGATCGGCAGCAGGTCGGCGGCGGTGTAGCGCATGAACGGTGCCCCCTGCACCCATTCCCGTGCTCGGGTCACAGCTTCCGGCTCAGTCATCGTTACTCCGTTCGATCAGCCACTCGCCGAGTGCCCGAGCGACCTCGGGAGTGAACAACATCCCGACGGACTGGACACTGCAACACCCTTCGCCCTCAAGCTCCAGGTAGACCGTGGAGGTGGACGACCCCCACACACGGGAACAAGCCCACAGCCTCGTGTCGTCCCCAGTACGGAAGTCCTTCTCGTCTGCGTAGTACTTCACAGCCCCAACTCCTCGTCGATCTTCTGGATGGCCCGCATCACGTTGCAGACGTCGCAAACGCACGATGACCCTTCCCTGCCAAACTTCGACTCACGACGAAGCTGGTAACCCCAGTGGTCAGCACACGCCTCCCGCAGCCCCGCCGACAGGATCGGCCACTGGGCACGGGCGATGATCGGCAGCTCTTCAAGAAGCGGTCCCGGAATGATGTCGTATCGGCTCGCAATCGCCCGCGCTCCGGCCTCGATGGCCTGCTCAGTCACGGATGTCATCGGTCACGTCCTCCCTGTGCACGGGACAATCGGGGTTGGGTTCCATGTCCAGATAGCCAGGGATGTGAGGCTCACCAGGGATGTGCACTTCGTGGTACGTGCACGTGCAGCCCTTGCAAACGTGGGAGAGGTAATGCTGCATCAGCTCCCCACACCGCAAGCAGTCGTCACCCAGTTCGCTCACTCCGACCTCCTCCTCGTCATCCCCCAGCAGACCCAGACCACGAACGCCAACAGCGCGACCACGAAGGGTGCGACCAGCCACACGCCCCACTTCTGCCCGTCATCAACCAGCGCGCCGCCTACGATGGCCAGACCGGGCAGGGACAACACCAGTAGGATTCCGAGGGTTGCCAGCACGCGCTTCACTCCGACCCCCTCCGTACGGCCAGGAACGCGGCGATGGCGGCACGAGCACACACACGCCACGACTCCTTGGTCGGCTCGTTCAGCAGCTCCCAAGGGTCTGGGTGCAGCCCCGCGTTACGAGCGGACAGGCAGAAGGCATCCCAGTACATCGCCAGCGCTGCATCCTCCACCTCCTCGTCGGTCGGGTCAGCCAGCGCATCGACACGGCCCCAGCCGGCTCCATCTACAAACAGCCAGGTGTGCTCGCGCTCAGGGGTGTACAGCGTCCGCCTCTCCGCCTCGGCGTTGGCTCGGTCAGCGAAGGTCATCGGTCGGTCCTCTCTCGAATCGCGGCAGCTCGGTTGCGGAGATAGTCGTGCACCGTGGACACTTCCCACGCCACGCGACCCTCGGCATTCGCGACGGGCCAAGACACCGCTCCATCCACCTCCACGGCCTCGTACATGAAGTGCGCGAGGCGGTCCAGCTCGTCAGCGGTCTCCCGGGCGGCGACCTCGGCGTCATGCTTGGCAAGCCAGTCCTTGGCTTCCTTGTAGGTAGCGAAGTGGTGGTCGTAGTCGCTCATTCACTCGTCCCCTTTCGACAGTGCGGCGCGCAGCCGACGAGCAACATGATCAGGATCAATCGGAGCGCGCATCCCGTGACCGTCAAACGGCGACGGCTCCGACAGCTCGTCCGCCAGCGCCTCGACTGCCTCGACCTTGGCCAGCAGGGAACGGGCGGTGGCGAGCAGTTCGCCATGACACAGCACGTCCTCCACGGTGCACGTCGCCGCCTCGATCACGGCGCGGGCATCGGTGAGGTTCATACGATCACCGACCCGACTAGCAGACCAAGCGTCACCCCGGTCAGCGCAAGGACAGGGAACAGGATCAGCTTGGTGTCCCGCGACATGACAGACTCCCCGTTGAGGATCCGCAACATACGGCGAAGGTGACGCCTCTCCCGCCACGTAAGTTCGCTCATCGCCCACCCGATTGGTAGCGCTCGACGGCCTCCGCCTCACTGATCAGTTGCACTACCTGGGGCAACCGCGATGGGTGATGGTCGTCCGGCTCGTGGCTGTCGATAGTGGCTGACAGGTTAGCGCACACCGCCTCGGCACGTGCCTGCGACCTAAACGGGCCGACGGCCTCAACCGCCAACGTCAGGTCTGGATGGAAAGCTACAGCCCACGTCATGACGGATCGCCCGGAAAGTAGCTGTCACGCTTGAACTTCATCGCCCGCCCTCCAATGCCGCGAGGATCGCGTCAACCTCGTCACGGTCCGCTACATCGTGCAACTCGGCCTGACGATGTAGCCGGAGAGCTTGCCGCAGGTCCTCCCGGCTCGCCCCGTTGACCTCCATCAGCGAGGCAGGCGGGATGTGGCCGTCGGCATCCAGCAGGACGGTGATGGGGGCGTAGTCATCAACCGTTTCCCAGTCGTGCAGCGTGCCCCCATTCGGGGCCTTCCACCGGTCATTCTGGCGTTGCCAGATGTCGCCGTCCCCGTCCATTACCACCTTGGCACCAGCCCACGAAGGGGCACGCGGGGCCAGATGGGTGACTGTGATCCGGTCGGGGCCATGCTGCCTGCTCCCGCCGTCCTCGACCTCAGCGTCATACGCACGGGTGTACCGGTCACCCGGCACCAGCTCTTCGATCACATCGTCCCACTCGTCTTGTGTGTACGTGCGGCCCACTTCAAGCTTGATCGTCACAGAATCCACTCCCTCACCAATGCGTTATGCCCGGCCACAGCCTCCGCCAATGTTCGGTACCGATCACCCGCCACATCCTCAGGAAAGTCAGTACCGTTCTTCCGCATCACCAACGTTTCGTACGTACGCGGATCCGGCCCCGGCTCAACCCCGCCAGGCACCCGAATCGTCGACACCACAATGTCGTCCCGGCTCGTCTCCAAAATGTGATCAACCATGCTCACTCCTCACAGAAACCCCCAGCCGGAACCCGGCCAGGAACGCTGACACAGCCGACGCCAAATCGCGACGTGCGGCATGTGTCAACACACGATTGCGACTGTTGTGGCATCGAACATCCCTGCCGGCACCGCACGTAGGGCATGCCACACACCATGCGTTCATGCCCCGTACTCGATCCCACCATCGGGTAGCAGCCGCACCGACCAATGACCTGTCTGTACAGGGATGTCGGCCGGATCCGCAGTGCGATGCACCAGCCAACCCAGCTTGTATGCCCACTCTCGATTCAGCTCGATCCACGAATGACAACCGCTACACAGCAGCACCAGATTGGCTGGGCTGTTGATGTCGCTGTCGCGGGTGCCGCCCATGCCCCTCGGCTTGCGGTGATGGATCTGCTCGCCCGTTCGGCCGCAGCGTCGGCACCAACCGTTGTCACGGTCAACAATCAACTGGCGGGTGATCACGGTTGGCCCTGTCACCCTCACGGCCGGACCTGCGCATGCAGTGTGTCGGCAGCTCTCTGATCGGCCAGCCATGACCGTTGCGCCCCGATCTTCTCCCGCAACGACACGATTCGCTGCTTCGACGCATCCGCAACAGCAGCCGTCGTCAGCCGCGCCAGGTACGCATCCGCGACCGCATCGTCAGCCTCAGCGATTGTTTCGCAAAGCGACACGGCACCGGCTCCCTCAGCTTTCGCCCGCAAGATCCGTTGCGCCCGCAGCTTCTTGTGGTGCGCTTCCGCTTCGGCTGCTGCGTAGGCTTCTTCGCCGTACCGTTGAACGGTTGTTTCAAGCTCCGCCACCGTCCGGGCCACCGGGTAGTCACTCACTGCTCAACCTCCGGCCAGCCGCCCTCCGGCAACTCCTCGAGGATCCCTGCCAGGAGGATCGGTGCAGACGCCTTCGCACGATCCGACGGGACCACCCGCAGTTGCGGCGTACCTTGCACCTTCTCCACGCCATCGACAGGGATCAGATCCCCATCCAGCATGTAGCCGCCAGCCTTCGTAATCCGATCCTTGAACGAAGCGTTGACAGTCTCGGTGACCACGATTGCGTCGGGCACATTCGCCGCGACCCACTGGAAGAACGCCGCATGATCAACCACCTTGTATGACGCGGCCGGCTTCGTCATCAACGCGTAGCCGAGTTCATGGTTCAGCCGGTCACCAGGGTCAAGCTCGGGGCGGAACTCTTCCCGAGCTTCTTCGTGCAGCTCTTCGAGGTAGTCAAGGATTGCCTTCTCCATGGCTAGCCGTGCCACCTGCGCTTTCACGCTCATGCTTCCCCCTCTGATCCAAATGCAACTTCCCAAGCCACAAGGGCGGCGTCGCGGGCCGCGTGTGCCATCCGGGCGCAGCGCGGACAGTAGGTGTCCGGCATAATCGAGATCCCCAGTACGACGGCGATCCCGGCCGCCTCATCAAGTCGAGTCGGCCTTTCGCCTTTCTCTAGGCGGGCCACGGTCGTCTGATGAAAGTTCGCGACACCGGCAGCCTGTAGTTGCTTGGCAAGTTCGGTTTGAGACCATCCGAGTCGAGCGCGAGCGTCACGCACACTGCGCCCAAACTGTTGCTCCACGCTCATGCCGCTACTCCTGTAATGTGGTTCGCGTACGCCTGCATTCCGCCCGGTGCTAGCAGATCAATCCCGACAGCCTCAGCCGCAGCCTTCGCAGCAGCCTTGTCCTGGTTGTGATGGGCAAGCACAATCTCACCCGGCGCAGGACCAGTAGGTGGGGCCTGTCGGTTCCGAACCTCCTCGGCTGACGCGATGCCCTTCTTTGTGTCTGCCGCCAGCACGGCCACGATGGCGCGGCCCCACGCGGCAGTCTCGGCGTTCTGCAACTCTGAGTCCCGAGTGAATGGCGTCTTGCCGGGGACTGGTTCCCATGCTGTCCCGTGGCCGGGTCGCTCGTCATCGGGGGATCGATACGCGGCAGCCGTGTAAACGACCCACCATGCCCCGTTGACTTCCCGGAAGTCGAGTGCGACTTGCTGTAGCGATCCTTCGGGGTGCTTGTCGCGAAACTCTGCGATTCGCGAGTTGACATCGTTGTAGTCAGACGGAAGATCAAACTTAGCCATTGTTGCTCCTCATGCTGCTTTCCTCTCCTCATGTTTCAGATGGCGGGGCATGCCTGCTGCGCAACACGACACCCGCATGCACCACTGCGCCTCACAGTTCGGGCATTCATCCGGCACCTGCTGGCCTGGCATGCCGCCCTCGACCAGCACCCATCCCCAGCCGTTACAGGTCCAACACTTCGACCTAGTACCAGTCATCGGCGTCATCCCTGATCCCGGAATAGTCGATCAACTCGGCTTCCCGGTCCTCATCAGCCCACTGCTGTTCCCGGTCACATTCCGCGCACACGTCCAGGGTTTCGTTTCCGTACATGTCGAATGCGCCATACCGGTCATGCCTGCACAGGGTCTTCATCGAAAGTCCAATCAATCTCGGTTTCCCACATGAACAGTTCTTGTTCGGCGTCCCGTTCAGCGCGGACCATCGCGACCCAGCAGGCGTCACACAGCCACCGGTCACGGTCCCAACGGCGCAGCCCGTCACGCGGGCGGCAGCATCCGTCACACTCCATGTCGTCTCCTCACTGGTATTGGCGTCGCAGCCAGGCGTCTAGGTCGATGTCTTGGATCCGGTAGCCCCGCCTGTCACGGATGCAGCGGATCGAATCGGGGGAAGGTGTTCGGCCACGCTCAACCGCAAGCCGGTACTTCTCACACCTGACCCGGATCTCCGGCGTGGTCAATGGCCAGCGGCCGTCCGCGGCCGCCTTTGGTGGGGTGAGCCACATCAGGCCACCTGCTCCCGGATCGCCCGCCGCTTCTCCGTCACCCGATAGCGATGCGGCCGGCCATGCGCCTTGTCGACCTCCACGCCATTACGTGCGGGCCGTCGATGTGTCGTTCTGCTCATGCCGCCAACCTCCCGTATCCTGAGACTTGGTACTCGATGGTCGTAAAAAGGTCATCCGGTAGAAGCCCCAACGCCTCCTCGATGGCGCGGGCTGTGTCTGGGCTGCATGTGTCGCGACGCCGAAACACCAGGTGGTTCACAGCGCCAGGCTGGAGGCCGGCCTTGCGGGCCAGTTCGCACCCGGACTTGATGCCGTACCGGTACATGCGTGAGATCAGTTGATCCCACGACTTCAGCTTGCAAGATGCTCGCCTGTCAGTTGGCAGGGCGGGCAGGGTCACGTGACGACGCATCAGTCCTC